AAAGTTTAGATTATCTTCAGCTACAGATAGAAAAACTGGAAAAACAACTTATTTTAAAATATCTGGCGGGAGCTCTAGTGATGGGGGTAAAACCTTTGCTCCAACCGTAAAAATTAAAATTTCTGAAACTGAATACAACTCACTGAAAGGACAATAAAGTGAAAAGTGTTTACAACTTTGTTGTAAAACCAAAAGGAGAAAGATATAACAATAAAAAAAAAGTTGGTGATTCAGAGTTAATTTTAAACACTGAGATTTATAATCATCAATTTGTTAATAGAACAGCTATTGTTAAATCAATCCCTATAATTGGTGATACAGATATACAACCAGGAGATGAGGTTATAGTACATCATAATGTTTTTCGCAGATGGCATAACGTTAAGGGTGTGGAGAAAAATAGTAGAAGCTTCTTTGACGAGAATACTTACTTAATAAATCAAGATCAAATATTCTTATACAAAAGAAACAATACGTGGAACGCTCCAAAAGGTTATTGTTTTGTAAAGCCTTTAAAAGCAATAGATCAATTTAATATTGAATCTGAAAAACCACTTCAAGGTATTGTCAAATATTCAGATGGTACCGTAGAGGTAAACGAACTAGTTGGTTTTAGACCAAGTAGTGAATACGAGTTTGTTGTTGATAACGAGAGACTATATCGAGTTTTATCTAATTTTATTACAATCAAATATGAATATCAAGGAAACGAAGAAGAGTATAATCCAAGCTGGGCATAAAGCTGTAGAAGAACTCATTAAAGTTGCAAAAGAAGCTATTGTAGATAGTGGAGATGATATTACAGCAGATAGACTTAAGAATGCTGCAGCTACTAAAAAACTAGCTATATTTGACGCATTTGAAATACTCAACAGAATACAAGAAGAAGAAAGTTTACTTGAGGGCAAAGCACCTGAAGAGACAAAGGAAAAAGTCTTTAAAGGATTCGCTGAAGGTAGATCTAAGTAATGTACGAGCAAAGTTTAGTTAAAACAATCGAACCTGTTAAAAAAACTACTATCAGTAGACTTAACAAGGGTAAAAAATGGAAATATGGATATGATAAAGAACATGATATTATCGTTATATCAAAAACTGGAAAAATCGGTAAAATACTTGAAATCGAAAACTTGCGAATTGGCTTGCCGTTGGAACCAAAATCAGTGTACTTGCACGAAAAAAACAAATGGGTAAGGTTTGATCAACCTAAAGAACTAGAGCGTCTTAAAAGTATATTTGATTGGAGAAGTTATCCAGAAGATCAAAAAGAACAATGGTTTGATTATATAGACGAAGAGTTTGATAGAAGAGATAATGGCTTCTGGTTTACAAACAACGGAAAACCTACTTATTTAACGGGTGCTCATTACATGTACTTGCAATGGAGCAAAATAGACGTTGGAGCACCAGACTTTAGAGAGGCAAATAGATTATTCTATATATTCTGGGAAGCCTGTAAGGCGGACAAAAGATGTTATGGAATGTGTTACCTAAAGAACAGACGTTCAGGGTTTTCGTTTATGTCATCTGCGGAAACAGTTAACTTAGCCACTCTCGCAGGTGATAGTAGATATGGGGTGTTATCTAAAACAGGTGCTGATGCTAAAAAAATGTTTACTGATAAGATTGTACCTATTAGTATAAACTATCCATTTTTCTTTAAACCGATTCAAGATGGTATGGATCGCCCAAAAACAGAGTTAGCGTATAGAGTGCCGTCTACAAGGTTTACTAGAAAAAAAATAACAACAAACGAGTCGTTAGAAGATATACAAGGTTTAGATACAACTATTGATTGGAAAAATACTGGAGACAATAGTTATGACGGTGAAAAACTAGCTTTATTAGTACATGATGAAGCTGGTAAATGGGAGAGACCTGAAAACATCTTAAACAACTGGAGAGTTACAAAAACGTGTTTAAGATTAGGTAGTAGAATTATTGGTAAGTGTATGATGGGTTCAACAAGTAACGCATTGGACAAAGGAGGAGAAAACTTTAAAAAACTATACAATGCTTCAAACGTCACGAAACGAAATAGAAATGGCCAGACAAAATCTGGTTTATACTCTTTGTTTATCCCAATGGAATGGAACTATGAAGGATTTATTGACGAGCACGGAATTCCAGTATTCACTACTCCTAATGTCGATAGACTCGCACCAGACGGTGAATTAATAGATGTAGGTGTAATAGATAACTGGCAAAATGAAGTAGACGGTTTAAAAGGTGATCACGATGCTTTAAACGAGTTTTACCGCCAGTTTCCAAGAACAACAGAGCACGCATTTAGAGATGAAACTAAAAATAGTATATTTAACTTAGTTAAAATATACGAGCAGATAGATTATAACGAAGAGATGTATAGCACGCTAGGAGTTACTAAGGGTAATTTTCAGTGGGTAAATGGAGTTAAAGATTCTCAAGTAATATTTTATCCAGATCAAAAAGGTAGATTTAAAATAAGTTGGGTTCCACCTCAACAAATACAAAATAAAGTAATATTAAAAAATGGTATACGATATCCTGGAAATGAACATATGGGGGCTTTTGGTTGTGACAGCTATGATATTAGCGGGACGGTTGATGGAGAAGGTTCAAAAGGAGCGCTCCACGGATTAACAAGGTTTTCAATGGAAGACGCGCCAGCTAACAGCTTCTTTTTAGAATACTTGTCAAGACCACCAACCGCAGAAATGTTCTTTGAGGACGTTCTAATGGCATTAGTATTTTACGGGATGCCTATACTCGCAGAGAACAATAAACCTCGTCTCTTGTACTATTTAAGACGTAGAGGATATAGAGGGTTTAGCATGAATAGGCCAGATAAAGTTTGGAACAAACTTTCTGTAGCAGAAAAAGAAGTAGGTGGAATACCTAACTCAAGTGAAGATATAAAACAAGCTCACGCTGCTGCGATTGAAATGTATATACAGAGCCACGTTGGTATAAAGCAAGATGGAACAGTTGGAGATTTATATTTCAACGAACTTCTAAACGATTGGAGTAAATTTGATATAAATAAAAGAACAAAGCATGATGCATCTATAAGTTCTGGTTTAGCTATAATGGCTAATAATAGACATTTATATAGACCTAATGCAAAGGTTGAAAAACCTAAACTAAACATAAACGTTTCTAGATACAGTAATACTGGAAACAATTCACGAATAATCAAATAATAAATATGGCAGAGTCTGGCATTAAAAGTTATTTCCCGAGTCAAACAGTAAGCGATGCTGAAAAAATTAGCTATGAATACGGTTTAAAGGTTGGTAAAGCAATAGAGCAAGAATGGTTTAATGATGATAGAAGTATTAATAAATACAAATCTAATCATAATAATTTTCATAATTTACGATTGTACGCTAGAGGCGAGCAGTCTATTCAAAAATATAAGGATGAGTTATCTATAAACGGTGATTTGTCCTATTTAAATTTAGACTGGACGCCTGTTCCAATTATATCTAAGTTTGTAGACATAGTTGTAAATGGTATTGCTGAAAGAACTTACGATATAAAAGCTTATTCTCAAGATCCATTTGGAGTTGCAAAAAGAACAGAGTACATGGAGAATGTGCTTGCTGATATGGAATTTAAAGAGTTTGACAATTTTGTAGCTCAAAACCTTGGAGTAAACACTAAACAAAGTGAGCAAGAAGAGTTACCAGAAACGCCTGAAGAATTACTACTTCACATGCAGCTTAATTACAAACAAGCTGTAGAAGTAGCGCAAGAACAAGCTTTAAACGTACTGCTTGATGGAAATAGATACGAGCTTACTAAAAAACGTTTTTATTATGACTTAACTGTTTTAGGTATTGGTGCTGTTAAAACTTCATTTAACACTTCAGAAGGTGTTGTTGTAGACTATGTAGATCCTGCTAACCTTGTTTATTCTTACACTGATTCTCCTTATTTTGAGGACATATACTATGTTGGAGAAGTTAAGTCAATACCCGTGAATGAGTTGGCAAAACAATTTCCTCATTTATCAGAATCTGATCTTGAAGATATAATGAAAAATAAATCTAACAATAGATCTAACTACAATTCAACACACACGTACGATAAAGAAGACAATAATACTATTCAAGTTTTATATTTTA